TTGAACTCAGCGATCATCCTCTCGTTGATTTCCGTCAGGGCGACTAGACCCTTGGCACCAGCACACCGTGTGGTCCATTCCAAATAGTCAGTTTTGATGTTCTCAATCAGGGTAGTCATTTCGTTGTTCATGTCTCTTCCTTTGTTTTCTCAGTTTATACCTTAGTATAGACCATAGATCAGGGTTTGTCAATAGAAATCGTACATGCTAAGTCATTGATTATAAAGGAAACTCAAAAAAAGTTACCCGGCGGCTAGTCCTTTAGACTGGGGATATGTGGCATGTTCGATTCGGATATAATCATCATCCCAATCAAATGCTTCCTTGACCACATTATCAGATAGCCCCTTGTACTTACGGTGCAGGGACTTATCCTTTGCAGCGATCAATAGTTCCGCCTCATCCTTGTGTAGTCCCTCAAGCATCTGGACAAACATCATTTCACGTTTGTTCTGATTTAGAGCAGGATTACCCCCCTTGATGAAATGATACAACTTGCGTGTCTCATGACCCAATAGGGTATGTTCTGTGCCCTCTGGAGCATCATTCTCCTTGTATGGTACATCACCCTCTGGAAGTTCCCAAACAATCTTGGGGTCAAAGGATGACTTGCAAATCATGCGAAGTGAATCCGTCTGATACTGCCTCAAAAAACTTACCTTTTCCTTCTTTGTTTTCATTTTAGAAACCTGTGTCAAAATCTCTGCAAAGCTGCGTGTGTATGTGTCGATTGCCATTAAAATTCTCCTATCGATTCAACGAGGTTGCGTAACCTCTTTTGTGTAAAATAATTTAGTAGTTTGCTACGGTCACCATCTGGTGCCTCTTGATATTCCTTAATGCACTCCAAGAACAACTCAGGTGGTGATTCTTTGAGGTCAATCAGTTTCTTGTTCCTCTGGAAATTCCGTTTGACCTCATCATTAGGAAATACCCCCTCGACCATCGTAGCAATCTTCTTCTTACTTAGGGGGTTCTGTCGCAGCCCATCAACAAAGGTATTATCAGGGGACAACACGTTAGGAACACCATCACTGCTATCACCCCTTAGAACATGCTCACTCAGATATATATCTGGATCAATACCATTGATAAATTTCTTGGTGATTGGACTGTACTGTGTCACGTTACGGAACTTCTGCAACTGAATGAAATCCTTGTCTCCTGACAGGATCAACGTCTTACCGTTGTCGAACTCCAATTCACCACATAGTGCCGCAATGATGTCATCAGCCTCTGCGCCGTAGACCTCAAGGTGTTTGTAGGGAAAGAACTCTTTCAGTTCTGCCTTGACTGCGTTCAACACTTCGAAGATGGCATCCCAATCGTTAGCAGAGGATTCTCTCCCCTTCTTGCGATTGTGCTTGTACTCAGGGTAGTAGTCCCGCCGCCAGTAGTGCTTGGAGTCATAGCATAGAACCAGTTCACCATACTCATCGCAGAACCTCATGCGATACATGCGTAGGGAATTGAGGATCATATGACGAACCATATCCTCATCGGGTTTGGTTTGCTTTGTCATGTGCAGATGCATCATTACGGATGCAACTGAAATCTGGTTCATATCAACTAAAATCATAATTATTCTTTCGTTCTACTTATTTATAACGGTTGCATTGAAGCTCATCATACGCCGTTCACCTTCTATAGAGAATGGATACACAAGATGTTTCAACCAAGAAGGAAACACAAGAAACTTGCCTACCTCTGGTTTAAATTTTAGATTGTCACTACGAAATGGCTGAGCTTCACCAAACCCAAACTCTATTAATCCCTTTGCTGGATAGTGGTCTTGGAAATCTTCTTCCCACTCATCATTCATTCCCTTTGGAACCTTGAGATAAATACCAGCAGAGAAGTCAGCGTTGTGGTGATGAAAGGGATTGAAGTCACCGGCATACTGACTGACCACCCAACTTTGAGTAAGATGAATGTTAGCCAATGTCGGCGATGTTCCAGTTCCCAAACGATTCCAAGGATTATTTCTTTTAATATCGATATGGTAATTTAAATAATCAAGGCATCCCTGTTTCATCGTCTTGAAAAGAAATTCTCTATCACTAGGATCAGTAACAGGAATTTGAATCTCTTTAGTCACCTTTCCAACAAGCTTGTGTGACCAATCCCACTGCTTACTCTTAGTATCGCTAGACAGAATATCATCAGCTACAGTGTTAACGATATTAACGAACCTGTCTGAAACTGTAGTCTCTAGAATTGCTGGGCTAAATGGTTCATGGAACTTTTGGGTCATCATCATCATCCTCCTCATCATCTAACATATCAGCAAGCTTAATGATTGTATCAAAGTCAACTTCTGTTTCAAAGGTATTATCTTCATTAATAATGATGTCAACATATTCTTCCATAAACATATGCGTTGGGTGATCCAATCCCATATCTCTATAGATAGAACCCTTGACCATTTCAATAATCATTGCCATGTCTCGAATGAAAGCTTTTTCACTAACATCGATACCATTCTCACCCATACTATGAATCATCTGGACCATCAAACTCTCAGTAAGCTCCTCAGCAAAATGCAGATTTCGTTGAAGAGCAATGATATCCTTATCAGGAAGCTTTACTTTTCTGCCGCTTTTTTCTGACCACGGACCCTTTACTACGTTGTCCACTGTCGGTGGTTGTGTCTTCTGGTCGTCCATCGATTCCTCTTTCCTCATTGAACATTTCTTGTGTATAGGTGCATCCCAGATCAGGATAAAATGTTCCTACGTCTCGTTTAGGTTGTCCCTTGTATGGTCCATACCAGTAGTAACCCATTGCAATACATCTGTTGCGTATTTTGTTTTGTTGCTGTTCTCCGTAGGACATGTCCACCCAAACACCATCACGAAGGTATTTTTGCATATTGCGAATATAACCCTCATGATCAGCAAGTCTTGCGGTTGCACCCTTGACATTTTGTCTTACAGCACCACGTTCAGACTTTGCATAATCCTGTTGAACCTTAATCCACTGCTTAACTTTAGCAGGACTCAACTGATGTTCATCATCAAGCCTACGCAAACTCTCATGTATGCTACTCATACCATAGTCTGGGTTCTTAGCAAGTTTTGCTTCTCTTGCCTTTGCAAGACGTTCTGATGCAGCAGCCCTCTGATCATCAGTCATAGGTTTACGAGGTTTGCGTTTCTTAGGCGCTTTCCACTCACTATTGTCTGTAGTAGCAGTGATTTTCTTTCTAGCCATTTTTATTAACCCTTTTATACATCGTTGTAGTCCTAACGTCTGCGCCATATGCTGGACAAACCATTATACCTTCTGGTAATCCGAGAGCATCCTTATCACCAGATTCGCCGCAAATAAAATATACACCTTCAAACTTTTCTGGGTTAGCATGAATAAAGATTTTCTTCAACAATTCAAACTGTTTGAATTCTTTTTCAGTTATCTTCTTCTTGCCAGTCATTGGATTAGTATCCTTGTTCTTCCATTCGTTTTTCGAGATTACGTTTCTGCCTACGTTTAGATGCAGCACGTTCATGTCGTTTCTTTTCACCCTTTGACATAAAGGCCTCTCGTTCCCTTAGTTCATTGAACAGCCCATCTTCGGTGAGTTTCTTTTTAAGAATTCTCATCGCCTTGTCAACATTATTATTACGCACTTCAATTCTCACACTAATTCTCCTTCAATTGAATAGTATACACTCTTTAGGTCAAATAAGTCAATGCACTTTTTGCATCCACTACATGGTTTTGACATACCAGTAATCCATTTTCTGTTTGCTTTATCTCTCTTTGCCCTTACAATATATAGTTCGCACTTAGACAAGTCTTCTACATCAATAGACTTGAGTGCATTCTTGATTGCATGGACCTCTGCATGAAAAAACACTGCATGATTGTTCTTGCAAAATTGAGCTTGAAAGGGGTGTGTCTTTTTATGATTGTATCCATAGGAAACCACCTTGCCCTTGCGTACCACTGCCGCAGCAATCCTTGCACCACGAACAGGTTCTACTGACTGTGCAAGCTTGAAAGTATCATCGAAGATTTCAGTGATCATCCTCGCCTCATCTTTGCAATCTCTTCTGCCTGTTTCTTACCACGAACTGGAACAGCATTAGATTTGTGCATCTGTGCAATATAGTATCTGTGGGTCTATCTTACCTTGTAGTCTTTCTCTTATCTCTCTAGCTTTCATGGTTGTTTCCTTGTTGCATTTTTCAGTATTAAATACGCACCGGATTCATCACCGTCTTCCATTGCGCTGAGGGCTTCAGCTATTACCTCTTGCTGCCAGGCGGTGGCGGTGCTGAGGCGGGTGATTTCGTTCGTCTGGTCACGAATGGTGTGTTTATCTTTTGGACCGCAAAAATTGCCGACTTGACCAAGCGGCTCATGCACGATATTGTTAAGTATTACCGGATCGCTAATGCCAGTAACCTTTCCGCAACAGCACCTTATGTCTATCATCCAAACCATACCCTCATCCATCAAAAAAGTAGCTTGATCACCGGTGGCGTAAGTATCGCTGTGCTCACCATGATAAGCCACCACTTCAACCAATAATTCATGGTTGTCTCCTCTTAGTCCTAGATAAAGCATCCTTTAGAAGGTCGATTGCGGCAGATTGGGCGGTGTTCTCTGCCCTCAGACACTCAATCTCCTTGTCCTTCTCGTCAATAGAAGAATTGTAAGTAGGTTTGCATGACTCTAATTTGGCGCACTCGACAGGACTCGAACCTGCGACCCACGGCTTAGAAGGCCGTTGCTCTAATCCAGCTGAGCTACGAGTGCCTATACCCATTTTATTAAGAAACTTTGCGTGTTGACGCTCTGCCTCTAGGACAGAGGCCGACTTCTTGTTTTGTTTGCGCTGGCGTGTATTCGTAGTCGAATAATACACAGGCAATAAATGCATACCGTTCATGATTATAACTATATACTAATTTTTAGGATTTGTCAAGTAGTTTTTTCAGATTCTTTAACCGCATCTGCGATCAATTCTGAAATAGGAATTAACTCTTTGTCGCCATCCTTATCCAGTGAGGTTGCAACGAAGCCCTCTTTCTCTAGAGTTTCAAGCATAGACCCAACGATATTCTCAACATTTGCGGTTGAGAAATAGTGTCCTGCATAATATGCGGCACCAATTGCGCCCATTGCAAGGGCTGTGTGAAGGTATGCGTCCATAATCATATTTATATCTTTCCTTAGAACCAATCTACAAGCGTAGTATATATGAAAAAAAGGAGTTTGTCAAGACATTTCTTTGATTTTTTTTATTTAGTTGTGGCTATGAACACGCCGTTCCAATCTGGTTCCAGTGGTTGGGTCTTCATAAACTCACAGCGTTCAATCCACATAGTGTAATAGTTCTTCATTCTACCATCAAATTCATTCATCAAATCATTACACAATCGGATAGCGTGATCAAAATGTTGGTTATGATAATATTCGTGCATCTTGATGTGTTGATTTTCTGCAAATCCCCAATTGGTATTCTTCATCATCCAATCCATTTCACTTAGGACGGTATAGATACGAATACCAACGGTCTTACCCTTGACTGCCAGTTCATCAACCTTGAGGTAGAAGAAATCATTTTCAGTCTTGTCATATGTGGCCTCGCCTACCAACAGTAGACAACCATATTCCTTACACTTACTTTCAATCCTAGCAGCAGTCGATACTGCATCACCTAGAACATCGTAGCTGTGTCGCATAGTAGAACCCATCTCTCCCAAATATCCCAACCCAGTGTTGATGCCCGCACCCATTCCTATAGGTGGTTTACCTTCTGCAACGATCTTGTCATTAAACTTCACTACTGCATCTAACATCAGTAGTCCAGTTTTGACTGCACTCCTTGGATGGTCTGGGTCATCTATAGGTGCATTATGAATATGCATACTCGCATCACCGATATATTTTATTACCATGCCGTTTGAATCTAAAATAGGTTGTGTGATTGCATCCATATATCCATTCATAATCTCAGTAAGACCCTTGACATCATCACCAAAACTTTCGCCCAATGGTGTGAATCCACGGAGGTCAGAGAAACAAATGCTGATCTCCTTCTTCATACCATCTTTAATGAGTGAAGGATTCTCCTGTAGAAGTCTAACCACAGTAGGTGAGGCATATCCAGCAAACTGCTTCTTGATTTCCATCTTCTGTTTATATTCTTCCATGAACCGTAGGAATGCAGCAATGGCCCAGACCACAAACATAGTAAGGACGGGATAGGACCAATCTATCAGGTAACTGTATTCTGTGAACAGATATGCAGAACCATAGAACGATCCAGCAAGAAATAATGGTAGCAATACTGCACCAAAATACCATGCGAGCGTGAGAACCACTAATGATAAGATCAATGCACCCACTCCACTGACTACAAGTTCAGCAAGGTCAGTCCAATATGGTCTGGTTATATTGCGTCCTGTCATCATGGTAGCAAGTGATGCACCTATAAGATCATGCGACTGTATGACCCCTACAGGGGTTGCCACGGGGCTTTCTAGACCAGAAGCAGTCATACTCAGTATCACGATCTTACCTTTGAGGTCTGGTAATTTTTCATGCAACGCATACACTGGTGTCTTCCATTTGAAGTCCAACCAGATATTACCATTAGCATCTGTGTCAATCATTTTGTATTTGGGTATGCGTAGTTTCTCCACACCAGCAATACCTGTCTTCATCTGGAACGATACATCCCCCGCAGACATGCGTAGGATTTCCATACTGATAGATGGATATAATTTCTCCCCCACTGCAACGATCAGAGGCATACGCCTAACTACACCGTCTTTCTCTGGCGCAATCACCATCATACCAACCGCATTAGCACTCTTTGCAAGTTCTGGAATAGGACCAACCACACCGGGGTATCTATATACCCAAGGTTTCCAATCTGCACCGACAGTTGCAACGCCACGAACTACACCAGTTGCGCTGTTATCATTAGTAGGTATCTGTCCTATGATGGTAGGAGTTTGTTTGAGGATATCAGCAAAGATTTTATCTTTACCGCCACGGTCTGGGTCTGCAAATAGAATAGGTACAACGACAAGGCCAGCGCCTGCTTGATAGAGTTTGATAATCTCTTTACCAAGTGTCTCTCTATCCCAAGGCCACTGACCACGTTCTCTAATTGTCTGGTTGTTAATTTCTACAGTAACAACATTATCAATTATCAGTGTTTCTTGATTACGTTGGTGTTGATCCATTGCCTTGAGGCGAACCATGTCGAGGAACCACGGGTCTGCAAAACGCAATCCGCATAATACTAAAATCACGAATAATGATATAATCCATTTTTTCATAACTAATTCCCCTGCGTAATCCCTACAGTACATCCACCACTCGTTAGACAATTTTGTGTGAGGGAATATGATTGGTTTGTATTTCCCCGTTGTATCAATGATAAGTCTGTGTGATAACTTCCTGTCAAATCTATCGTTGCTGTGTGTGCGCCATCATCTTTCTGTAAAATATCCTGTGAACCACCATCAGTTCTTATAGTCATATTTAGGGTCTTATTTCCATTACCCTTTTGCTTGACAAAGAGATTGTTGTTCTCTCCACCATAGGTATAAATCTGTGCATAATGGTCAGCGTTTCCTGTGCCTGTCTCTTGGCTCACCTTTATAGTATTACCTCCAGAGTGTAAATCTAGATTGACTGTGTGGCCACCATATTCGACAGTAGAACTGCTTTGACAGCTTGTGTCTGAACTGTTGTCGAATGAGCAGCCCTGACCTACATGAACAGTATTACTATTGCTCTGTATATGCATACCCACCCTATTAGCATCTGTGCCTGTGGTGTTGTGTTGTTGGATTTTTATGTTGTTATTGTTACCATCCAAGTCACCACCCCAAGCTTTACCTGATCCCCAATAGGAAATCCAACTGACTGTATTATTATTTCCCTCTTGCGTAATATCCAACTCATTGTTGGTGCCTTCCATAGTAAGATTGACAGCATTATCGTTGCCATCAATATCTACGGTTATCGTGGAGTCTGTACTCGTACCAATCTGTTCAATGAACACGCTGTTGCCAGCATACGCAATATTACTCAGACTGATAAATAGTAATGATATTAGAAGCGTCTTCATCTCTAGTTGTTATCTCCTGCACAGGTATTCCACCCTGTGTTAAATTGATTGTATATCCATAGTCGTTTATCAAGTCTAAATCTATCGTACTGCTTCCCACCCTTCGTATGATGCGTGTGCTGTTTCCATCTACCAATGTATTGACTTGTGTTGATTTATTAAATCCACTAGTTCTACCATCAATCAACTCTGATTGTGCTAGGGCGGCGGCAAGTTGATCAAGAATATTTCCAAGTAACTCCACGTTCAAATCGTTAATGTCTAACTCGTTAAACTCAAATAGGTCTTCCTCAAGTTCATTCTTATCTAAATCCTTAAACTCTAAGAAATCAATATCAAGTAAATTCTTACTAGATTTAGATTCTTTCAACAACTCTATGATTTTCTCTTTCGGTGGCTTGATTATCAACAGGTTATTAATCTGGTCAAGCGTAAGATCAAGAATCACAGGCTTCGATGGTTTACCCTCACCCGTACTAACATATGTAGACTGAAATGCCTTGGTCATCAAAACAAATCCAGCACCACTCTCTACTGATATCTTACCCACTGTACCGTCTTTGTTGGGAAGTAGAATAATCAAAGACTTACCAACCTCATCCACCGTCATACTAAACGCAGTACCCAACACACCAATTCTAGCTGTTGGTGTACGGATATCTACATTCTGATTACTCAGTTTCGCAATGTTACCACTGGCATAACGCACTGTACCAAGGGCAATGTTCATCACCAACTTAGACCCTGTTTTAGAATTAGGGTCATAGATGAACTCATCAATCACTAAGGAACTGTGGGCACTGACTGCTACATTTGTATCATCAATAAACTTGATACCAACGTCACCTTTACCAGTCCGCACGTTGTCCTTAAACTCAATACCAGAACCTTTCTTTAGATCAGTATTTTCTCCAGACCGCTCTACAGAAGCAGTTCCTTTATGTTGCACCACATTACCAATAGCACCATAAGCACTGGTACTAAAGAGAATGATACTAATCGTCCATAGTAATCGTAACACTATGCCCTGACCCCACTGTTGTCATATCCACAGTTCCGTCATAAGCACCGCCCTGTGTGATAGAAAATGTACTTGATGAACCTGTATGATGTAAAGTTGTATCTTGGTCAGCAGCACCAGTATGCGTAGACGTAATAGTATTACTTCCACCAATAGCTGTGATGCTCGTCACCTTCTTGTCTGTAAGCAACATTGTCGCTGTACTATTTTCATTGACTGTAATAGTATTGCTGTCACCTGTGGCCACAATATCAACATCTGCATCATCAACTGCCGCAGAATTACCCACATTCACCGTAGTTGTATTAGAACTACCCGTGATTGTTTGAACAATACTGTTGTCACCAGATGCAGAGTTAGAACCAACCGATACAGTAGACGTATTGTTACTACCTGTTTGATTGATTGTTAACTCTTGTGTTGCACCCACAACAGATGCAGCAATAGTGTTAGTACTACCAACTTGATCAATGTCTAACGTCTGGTTGTCACCCGTTAGGGTAACATCAGTTGTCGCATCACCAAACTTATTGGTCTGTCCATCTTGATTGATGTTTGCAGTCAGATTTGCACCAGACTGCGTAATGTAAACGTCACTCGCATAACTCACACTGCACATAACAAAGTAAGCGAGAATTGTAAGTATGCTCGTTCTCATTTGATTTTCTCCTTTTTAAACTTCCAAAGTTTTTTCTTCTCACCATCCTTAATAATTTCTATAACTGCTTGTTCAATTGCTTTTCTCACAGCGTAGGTAGTAGACTCATTGTCTGTTATCCCTGCCTCTGTCTCTAGCAACTTCGTTCCTAAATCCAAAAACTTGAACACGGTAGCAGACAACTTAGTACTCAGAATTGTCTTCTGAGAACTGACTGCTAGTAACACCTCACCCGTCTGTACCGATATTAATCGTAAAGCCACTGTTACCATATCCTTACGATATTCATCAGATATACCAATACCCAAATATCTTACACCTAGTCCACCTGTACTTGTATTAGTATCATAACCAACTATACCGCCTGTTAGTAACACTCCTGCAAATAATAGCGGTCTAATCTTTTCTGCTTTATCTCCTTCGTGCGACTTTCTTGTGTTTCGTATAATCTGCCGCTCTTTAAGAAGATTGTCTAATTCCATCCTCTCAATAACTTGAAACCACTCACCATTTCCAGCCTTCTTTAATGCTTGCAGTAACCATATGTCACCGCCCTGTG